TGAATTTCTCCATTTCGTCATCAGTCATACCATCAATGTCCTTTTCTAGTCGGTATTGATGCACGAACTCATGGGTAGATAATTCTAAATATTCGCAACAAATCGCAATCGGATCGAATTCGATTTCTTCGCCACTGTCACGCTCATATTCCTCAAAATACTCAAACATCATAATCAAAGCGTCACGAGAGAAATTATTGGGGCGAAGCGCATCAAATTGATTAATGAATTGATGGCAGTTAATTGTCTGTTTCATATTTACACCTATTAAAAAGATTTTGATAATCAGTCCATCAAACGGACAGGAATTGATTGAAAATTTCGGGATAACAGACCTTGACATAATCTGCTGCTTTTTCCATAGCTTCCTCTAAGTTGGAGCTAAGAATCATTTCGGGTTGACCTTGGTCAAATAATTGGATTGTTCCGTCTGTGAATAGTGAGACTTGGACAATGCCATCCCCATCACAACAGTAAGAACCAATTTCAAATACTGTTTGTCCGTCCTCCAAACCATAACCGCCAACCCAAAAATCCCAACCATCGAATTCTTTAGGGACATAAAATTCTGTTGGTTTGTCACAAGGCTTGTTTGTGTTGTAGACAAAGGATTGACCTAGTTTGGTCTCTTGAATCTTTTGGTCTGTGGTTATGTCGGTGTAAACCGCACAAAGACCTCGAAAATCTACTGTTTGTTTAACCCATTTTTTCATATTGACACCTATTAAAAAGTTGATTAAGAGAGAGAATTTTAGTATTTAGTAAATACCTGGTAAATAAGGGTAAACCCTATGATTTAGCTGCAAGCTTCTATTTGTTCAGTTAATGGGTCATTTAAGGCATACCATTCAAGGTTTCCATATTTAGCATTACGTTTGCAAATGTCATAAAGCATTACATCTGCATGAGGTGATTTGAATTTTACAATTTGCCCTTCAAACAAGGGCTTAGATTGTGAGTTTGTTCCTGTTTGCATTGTGAACCCCTTATTTGACCAAAATGTCAAAGTAAGCAAGCAAGCCCACACAAAGGGCTAGACCTACCAAAATAGCGGTGAGAATGTCTTTGTGGTTGTCGTTCATACTTTCACCTTTTGTGTGAGAAATTTGATTTTTTCTAGGATGTCATCCCAAGAATTCGTTTCCAATTCAGAAGCAAAATCAAAAGGGTCACAATCATTGTCTTTATCTTTGACAACAAGGGCAAACTGTAAACCTCCGCATTCACGTCTATTTTCGTCTGCATAGTTCACCCAAAGAACCATCTCTTGTTTTTTGTTCAGATCGCAAGAAAAAGATGGGCAAACGTCATTGTGCCAAGAGACATCTACAAAGCCCTCTGGCAATTGAGGGATGTCATAGTCAAAGTTGGGGAATTCGTATTTGTAAGTACAACGCATTTTTACACCTATTGAGAGTTGATAAAAGAGAGGAAAATCTTACCCTCTCATATATATAGCATAAAAGAATCGTGCCAACTCTCGTAAGTTGTTGATTCTATTGACCCCTCCAAAACCCTATGAGTGTTTACCCTTAGAATTAAAGTATGCAATAATTAAATTAATTCAATTTATTAGGATATTTGGACAATGGCGAGACCCTCAAGCCCGAACACTAGAAATTTCCTGAGAATCCTCACAGACCCTCAAAGAATCATTTTGTTGTCTGCGGGTCAAGGTGATTTAACTAAGGGCTTTGAGAACGTTCTAGACCTGTACCAATGGGCTTATAACAAAGGGTTTAGACCGAACATGAATTTGGATTCATTAGGAATCGCGGTAAACAACCAACAACCCCAAACAGAGGATTCAATGGTAGGGTAAACACTAAGGGAAGGATAGGATAAGGGAATGCGAATAGTTCTCAATAAGATTCAAGTAACCACGAAAAGGTGCATCACTCTCTTACACCTGCATGAAACGTAAATGAGAATCATTCGCATCTAGCTGCCTGGTTATTTGTACAGTAGGGAAAACCCTGATCTGTATGTTTGGACAGTACTGTATAAAAAGACATGAGGGTAAACCCTAGGTGGTGAGATGTATGGGGGGGGGAGGGGGTAGCGTCTGTGTGTAGATATTTGTGGAGCCACCTTCCCTCTGAAAAAGCTAAAATGAACTAATCCATTCCAAGGAGGACAAAATGGAAAAAAGAGGAAGAGGAAGACCCAAGGGGAGCGTTAAGATGACCATACAGAGGTTTGCTGACAATCCACCCCTTGTACTACCTAAGACAGACCATCAACGTCTCAAGGAGCTTAAAGAGCTGATGATTAGGTCTGGAGGTAAGGATGTGGCTCAGAAGGTTATTGAGATAGCCCTTAATGATGAGCATCCCCATCAATTAGTTGCTTTAAAGATGTGTCTTGATAGGACTCTTCCTGTTTCTTTGTTTGAAAAGGACAAGTCTCAGAGAAGTGCCGTAACCATCAATATCACTGGTTTAGGGCAAGAACCGACAATCATTGATACTGAACCTGAAGATGTAGAGGCTAAGTATGGCTGATCTCAATTTCTCTCTACTTCCTTGGCAACAAGAAGTCTTCAAAGACCAAACGAGGTTCAAGGTTGTGGCTGCTGGGCGTAGGTGCGGTAAGTCACGTATGGCGGCAGTTACGCTACTGATTGAAGGACTCAAGTGTCCACAAGGCTCTGCGGTTCTCTACGTTAGTCCCACTATGGGACAATCAAGACAGATTATCTGGGACTTATTGCTAGACCTTGGTAGAGAGGTTATTCAGAGCAGTCACGTTAATAATCTAGACATTACCCTGATAAACGGGGCTAGGATATACGTTCGTGGTGCGGATAGACCTGATACCCTTCGTGGCGTTAGCTTGACCTATGCCGTTCTCGATGAGGTTGCTGACATTAAACCTGAAGCATGGGAACAAGTCATTCGAGCTAGTTTGTCTGATAAACGAGGGAGAGCACTCTTTATTGGCACTCCTAAAGGACGCAACTGGTTCTACGATACCTTCAAACTAGGCGAGTCAGAAGATGATCCTGATTGGAAGTCCTGGCACTTCACCACTGCTGATAACCCCTTGATTGACCAAGCAGAGATAGATTCCGCTAAAAAGACCCTAAGTTCCTTCGCTTTTAAGCAAGAGTTTATGGCTTCGTTTACCAATGCGGGGTCGGACATCTTCAAGGAAGAGTGGATCAAATACGGGGTTAGTCCTGAACATGGAAGCTATTACATCGCTGTTGACCTAGCGGGATTCGAGGAAGTTGCCAAACAAGCAGCCAATGCTAAGAAGCGTCTGGACGAGTCTGCTATCTCAATCGTTAAGGTTACAGACGATGGGAAGTGGTTTGTTGAGAAGATTGAACACGGGAGATGGGACATCCGAGAAACCGCTTCTAAGATACTGATTGCCATTCGGGACTACCGCCCTTTAAGTGTGGGGATAGAGAGGGGGGCGCTAAAGAACGCTGTTTTGCCCTACTTATCGGACTTGATGCGAAAGAACAACACCTTTGCTCATATCGTGGATTTGACCCACGGGAATAGAAAAAAAGCAGACAGAATCATCTGGGCTTTACAAGGTAGGTTCGAGCATGGCAGAATTGTGTTAAATTCGGAAGAAGATTGGGATGAGTTTGTAGACCAGTTAATCCTGTTCCCTGCTCAAGGAGTCCATGATGACTTGCCTGACTCCCTCAGTTACATTGACCAACTGGCTGTTACATCTTACATGGAAGAAGATGATAGCGAGGATTGGCAGCCAGTAGATATTATTTCAGGTGTTTAACTTTTAGGAGAAATTATGCCAAGTCCATACAAACGTGGTCGTTCAGGATATTCTGAAAAAGATGAAGCAGAAGCAAAACGCTATGGCGAATTGACTCGCATTCAATATCAAGACTTGGCAGACAGAAAAGCTGCTGGTGAAAAAGGTATTGTATTGCCCCCTGAAAATGATCCTGCGCTTGGTTTTCGTAGACGGGCTGAAGCCAACTATAAAGAAAACATGACTACTGCTGAAGGCCGTGATGTCAATCGTAGAAACATGGAATTCAATCAAGGTGAAGTTAATCGTGTTTTGGAAACTAATAGCCGCGCTCAATATGAAAGCGAAAAAGAAGCTGGTGATCCAAATGCTTTAAGAATGTCTTTCGCTGAGTGGAAAAAACTTTAAAGGTTTATCATGGAATTCCAAGAACCATCAGACTCAGACAAAGAGATAGTTAACTTTGTTGTCAACCATTGTGATAGATGGAGGGATTGGAGAGATGTCAATTGCCTTGATGATTGGCTAGAGTACGAGCGTATCTTCAATGGTGAGTGGGATGCCCAAGACAAAACCCGTGAATCTGAGCGTTCAAGAATCGTTACCCCCGCTACCCAACAAGCCGTAGAGACACGCCATGCCGAAATCATGGAAGCTATCTTTGGTCAGGGTGAGTTCTTTGACATTCAAGACGATATTCGTGATGTCAATGGTAGCCCCCTAGATGTCGCTGCCATCAAAGCACAACTCATGGAAGACTTCAAAGTCGATAAGATTCGTAAGTCCATTGACCAGATTGAACTGTTGGCTGAAATCTATGGTACGGGAATCGGTGAGATTGTTGTCAAAACAGAGAAAGTCTTTGTCCCCGCTACTCAGGCAATACCTGGCCAAATGGGACAAGCCGCTATCGGTGTAGTAGAACAAGATCGCATTGCAGTCAAGATTGTTCCTGTTAACCCCCGTAACTTCTTGTTTGACCCAAATGGAACATCTATTGATGACTGTATGGGTGTGGCTATCGAGAAGTATGTCTCTATCCACAAGATCGTTAAAGGTCAAGAAGAAGGCATCTACCGCAAAGTAAAGGTCGGCACTGACTCTATGGATACAGACTTAGAGCCTACGCAAGAAGTCTCCCAGTACGAAGACGATAAAGTTAAACTTTTGACCTACTATGGTTTAGTTCCAAGAGAGTATCTTGAACAACTAGAGAACGAAGAAAATGGCGAAGTAGAAGACTTATTCCCTGAAGACAGTATTCAGGATGAGTATTCCGATCTGGTCGAGGCTATTGTAGTGATCGCCAATGATGGTGTTCTTCTGAAGGCAGAAAAGAACCCATACATGATGAAGGATCGCCCAATCCTTGCTTATCAGGACGATACAGTTCCTAATCGCTTGTTGGGTCGTGGCACTGTTGAGAAGGCTTACAACTCACAAAAAGCTATAGATGCCCAAGTTCGTTCACACTTAGATTCACTAGCTCTCACAACTAGCCCTATGATGGCTATGGATGCTACCCGTCTCCCACGGGGTGCTAAGTTTGAAGTAAAGCCAGGTAAAGCAATCCTGACAAACGGCAATCCCAATGAGATTCTGTTCCCGTTTAAGTTTGGCAATACTGATGGTTCTAACCTGACAACTGCCAAAGAGTTTGAGCGTATGCTTTTGATGGCAACAGGCACTCTTGACTCACAAGGAATGGTTACTGCTGTCTCTAGAGATGCGGGTCAGGGTGGTATTTCAATGGCTACTGCCTCGATTATCAAGAAATACAAGCGTACCTTGGTGAACTTCCAAGAGGATTTCATGATCCCCTTCATCACCAAAGCCGCTTACCGCTATATGCAGTTCGATCCAGAGCGTTACCCTACTGTGGACATGAAGTTCATTCCTACTGCTGCGCTCGGAATCATTGCTAGAGAGCATGAGCAACAACAGTTCATTGCGCTACTCCAGACTCTTGGCCCTAATACACCTGTTTTGCCTATCATTTTGAAGGGCATCATGGCTAATTCTTCTCTGTCAAACAGATTTGAATTGATTGAAATGCTAGACAAGATGTCTCAAGTTGACCCACAAGCTCAACAAGCGGCTCAGATGCAACAACAAATGGCTATGCAACTGGCTCAAGCACAGATTGCTGTCCAAACTACTCAAGCAGAGCAGAATAAGGCTGAAGCGCAAAAGTTATTGACTGAAGCGCAATTGATGCCTATTGAGTTGCAAGCAAAGAGTATGGCGGCTAATACCAAGAACCTCCCTACTGATGACGCTTTAGCTTCACGAGAGTTTGATAAGCGTGTCAAAGTTGCTGAATTGATGCTTAAAGAGGCTGATATTCAGAACAAGGCTAAGATTGTTGAAAAGCAGATGACTAGAGCATGAATCCAGAACTAGAAAAGTACTACGAAGAGCGATTTTCCATGATGTCCACTCAAGGGTGGATGGAATTGATGGAAGATGTTGACAAAATGATAGAGCCTTTAAATAATATCTCAACAATTGCAGACGAAAAAAGTTTACAATTTAGAAAAGGCGAGTTATCTATACTTATTTGGCTGAAAAACTTGAAACAAGTCAGCGAAAGAGCATTTGAGGACTTAAATGAGAAGAATGTATGAATTTGCCTGTATAAACGGGCATAAGACAGATAGATTTGTTGTTTATGAGACAACAAGTCTTGTGTGTGATTGTGGTGAGGAAACTCATCGCATTTTATCAGCGCCAGCTTTTCGACTAGAAGGTTGGTCTGGCTCTTTTCCTACTGCCCACGGGAAGTTTGATAAGAGTCATACCGATAAGTTGAAGAGTGAACGCAAAATCAACTCATAAGCAATTATGCCGAGTTGAATCTCCTACAACCGATTGACGGCAGGAAAAGGAAATAAGTATGTTAGTTGATGATGAAAAAGAAGAGTTTGGCGAGTTAGAGATTGAACAACAGAAGATCGAGCAAAAGGCTGAACTTCCTGAGAAATACAGGGATAAAAGTTTAGACGAGATTGTGAAGATGCACCAAGAGGCTGAAAAGCTAATTGGAAAGCAAGCACAGGAAGTAGGCGAGGTCAGAAAGTTAGCCGATGAACTTATCAAACAGAACCTTGGTTCACGACAGCAACAGACTAGACAGGATGAGCCTGAAGTAGATTTCTTTGAGAATCCACAGAAGGCAGTTCAAAGGACTGTTGATAATCACCCTGACATCCTAGCGGCACGACAAGTAACGCAAGAGATGAAAAGGGCGCAAATTCAGCAAAGGTTAGCGCAAGAACATCCCGACTTTGGCGAAATTGCTAAAGATCAGGACTTTGCAAATTGGGTGAAGTCTAGCCCTATTCGCATTAAAATCTTTGAGCAAGCCGATTCTGGATACGATTATGACTCAGCCAATGAATTGCTATCTACCTATAAACAGCTACGCACTGTAAAAAGTAAGCAAGTAAGTGATGAGGGTGAGGTAACTCGCAAGCAGAACTTAAAGGCAGTAGGTGTTGATGTAGGTGGTTCTGGTGAATCATCAAAGAAAGTATATCGAAGGGCTGACCTTATTCAGCTTCAGTTGAGAGACCCAGATCGTTATGCTGCGCTTAGTGATGAAATCATGCAAGCGTACATAGAGAAACGGGTTCGTTAAAATTTGTTTTAGGAGATTTAATCATGGCATATCCAACACCAGCGGTAACAGTAACCACCGCAGCAACGTTCATTCCAGAAATCTGGTCTGACGAAATCGTAGCCGCTTACAAGAAAAACCTTGTTTTGGCTAACATCGTAATGAAGATGAACTTCAAGGGCAAGAAAGGTGACACTGTTCACATTCCAGCTCCT